CCTAAATATGCCATGTTATGCTACGTCTGTTAATAATGAAACAATAACGTCAGCTGTGCCACTAGCATTATCACTCTTTGCTTTAATACTGCCACCAGAAGGAATTACTATCTTTCCATTAACACACTCTAAACTAGATCCAACAGGTAAAGGAGCTCCTTTAACAATGTATCTATCGTTAGATCCATCATTTAATACAGCGTCTACATTTATAGCTGCTGTACCTGTGTTAGATATTAACAAACCTATTACAATTTGTTTATTAGAAGTTGTGCTTACCACAGTAGTTAAAGAGTTATTTGCTAAACTTGCGTCTGCTTGACTAAAATTATTTGCCATATTTCTCCTAACCTAATGCGATTGCAAAAGGAATACTATTATCCGTTGCTGCAATCGTTAATGTTTCATTACCACCATCATTGTTTTCTGTAAATGTCACATTTGTACCAGCTACTAATTTACCATTAAGATAACCAGCAGTAGTATCATTTGCACTTACAAGAACTTTTACATCTGTATCTGCTACTATACCTACCCAAGCACTACCATTATAATATTTTAAAGTATTGCTTGACGAATTATAATAGAGATCACCTTCAGTCAAAGCGTCACCATCATTATCTACTGTTGGATCGCTTGACTTACTTCCTAAATATACATCATCAAAAGAATCTAAACTAGCAGCCGCAGCTGTTGCACTAGCAGCAGCATTTGTAGCAGAAGTACTAGCATTACTTGCCTGAGTACTTGCTGTGGTTGCTGATGTAGAAGCATTACTTGCTGAAGTAGAAGCTTCACTTGCTTTTGTGGTTGCTGTTGTTGCATGACCAGAAGCAGTTGAAGCAGAACTAGCAGCCGCAGTTGCACTTGAAGCCGCGTTAGTTGCCGAGGTACTAGCTGCGCTTGCCTGAGTAGAAGCAGTAGTAGCCGAAGAAGCTGCATTGGTTGCTGAGGTACTTGCCTCAGAAGCTTTAGTTGTTGCAGTTGAAGCAGATCCTGAAGCAGAACTAGCCGAACTTGCAGCATTACTTGCTTGAGTAGAAGAAGTTGTTGCTGAATTACCAGCATTAGTTTCTGATGTTGCTGCAGCAGTTGCAGAATTTGCTGAAGCTGTAGCCGAACTTGCTGCTGCTGTTGCCGAACTTGCAGCCGAAGTTGCTGAACTGGTTGCAGTTGCAGCATCAACAAGTAAAGACCATTTAGCAGAATCAGTATTGGTTGTTAATGGTTGTGATCCTGAACTTGTATGAGAAGTTAAAGCTATAAATATATTATTTGTACTAGTATCTTTTACAATATCTCTTTGAACATATGCAACACTTGATGACCAATTACCTTTGAATGTACCTATTTCTTGTGAAAATTCTAATCCATTACCAGCAGAATTTACTGTTAATAATTTATTAGCAACTAATTCAGGAAATGTAAGACCAAATGCTGTAGATGTAGATGAAGAAGCTTTTGGACTTAAATTAATTTTTACTTCTGCTTGTTGTATTAATGCAACAATTTTATCTAATTCCGTATTAAGAGTTTCTATTGGAAATGTACCAGAAGTAGGAAAATCAGTAGTTCTTGCTATTGGTAAGTTTCTAAATATTGTATACTTATCTCCAGCAGTAGCACCAGATCCTAAAGTAATATTACCACCACCAGATTCACCAGCACCACTTACTGAATATTGTGATACTGAAGAAGGGCTTGCAGCTTTAGTTAAAGTAGAATCTACACCTCCTGAATTTGTATGTATAACAACTAAATCATCATCATTAAAAAATTCAAAAGGTACAGTAAATGCTGTTTGACTACTACTAGCAGTATATTGTACTCTAGAAGAAGTGTCTGATATTGTTATGCTCATCTAAGTCCTTTTTTCTCTACCTCATCAAATAATGAATCTAAAAACCATACATTCTGAAAAGGTAAAAGTCTACGCACATTCCTAGCTGTATGATGATTGTACTTGCCTGTACCCCATGTCCATGCAATATCTCCTATATTTGCTAATTGACTAGCACTTGGCCCAAGAACATCAGGAATTGGATTATTAAATAAATCTCTATATGTACCATATGGTTTTTTAGCTCCTAATAATGGTCTAAGACCTATTTCATTATTACCAACTCTTTCAATAGCATTATTAATATCACTAAAAACACCACCTAAACCAGATCTATCAAATGCATCTACTACTTTTTGACCAAAAGGTTTTTTACTATAATCTCTATTAAATGCTTTTTGTCTAAATGAATCTACCATAGCTCCAGCTGCCATTAACAATAATACACCATTAAAGAAGTTAATATCTTTTTCTTGTAATCCTCTCATTAACATTCTTTGTGTACTTGCTATACCAAACTTTTTAAATTGTAATAATACACCACCAAGTTCTGTATTTGCCCATAAAGGAACATCACCTTTACTTGGAGTTACAATATCTATTCTTGCTTGTTTACCAATAGCACTATGAAATGCATCTGCTGCTTTTATAGCTTCAGGTGTTTGATCCCATGATTCTGTATTTGCAACACGCATAACTTTATAAGAATCACCAATACTACTCCATGAATTAGCATTTTTACCATATCCATGTTTTTTATATTGTTTGTATATTTCTTTAGCTGTTACATCATCAATACCTAAATTTCTAAGTCTAGCTAAATTTACTTTAGTAATTTTACCACCAGTAACTAATGCTTCTATTGATTCTAATGTTCTTGCGCCATTAAACATACCAGCAATAGTTTTTACACCAGTATTCCAAGGATTACTTAAATTTAAAAAAGTAAAATATAAATTACCTACTGAACTAACACCTCGTTCAAATTTATTAAACACACCAAAAGCATCGTCCATTCCATACATAGACATAGCTCTTTGACTTGTTGCCATATCTAATGCTTCACCACCTAACTGTGTAGTATTTTTACTCATTTTAAATGTTTCTTTAGCAAAACCTCCAGTCATAACTTCCCATGACATTTTAAATGTTTTGCCCATACCATTCATCATAACTAATCTAGCCACATCTACTGTTTGAGCTATACCAGTAAGCATAGTCATAGCATTATATAATTTACCAATACGAATACCTCTACTTAATGTTCTGTTTGGATCATTAGGTAATCCATATGTTCCTCTTACTAAAGAAATAGAAGCGTCAAGATCATCTAATATTTCATCACGTTGTTTAATTAATTTATCTTTTTCTTTTTTAGTAGCTGCTTGTTCTATAAGTTCATCATATTCATCAGCTATTTGTTTCATACCTACTCTATTACCTTTTTGAAAATTAGCACCATATCCCATAGGATCTCCAAATACTTTTGTAATTTCAATATCAGGTATTGTTTGGTTGTAATAAATTCTTTTTAAAATGTTTATATCTTTTTCTATAAAACCAGCATCAGCTAATATTCTATAATCTATATTTAATTTTCTACTCATAAACCTAGCAGATATTCTATCTACTTTATTCATTAGTTGTGTTTCAATTAATTCTCTATCAAACTTGTTACTATTATGTTTTGATAATAATTTTATTTTTTGTGCTATATTTTCAAATTCTATGTATGGTTGATATTGTTTAAAACTTTTTACAATATCATCTATTTCATCTTGTGTTATATTTGGATTTTTATCTCTTAATGCTTTTGTTAATACAACTTTAAAATCATCAAATCTTCTAGTTATTTCATCTTTTTTAAACATTATATTTGTATATTTATCTTGTTTAAGAGAACCGTATTTATTTACATATTCTAATCTAGCTTCTAATTTTTCTAATTTAATATTTAAATCTTGTTTTTTTGTTTTATTTTTAGTTCTTTTAATAAAAAACTTAACAGCGTCTATCTGACTATTAATATAACTTTGTACTATTTTAAGTTCATCATATTCTCCACCAATAGCTTTATAAAAATCATCTAAACCTTTTGACGCTTCAATAACTTCATCTTCTACATCAGTTTTGCCAAATCTATAATCCCATATAGATTCTCTAAACTCTTTAGGATTCATAACTTTTTTATTATTAGTAAATTTTTTATCAAGATTTTTTTCCATAAATCCTTGTTGATTTACACCATTACGTTGTAAATATTTATTATATGCAGATTCTATTTTTTTAGTTGCTGTAAG